GCTCCGATCAAGCCCGACCAAGTGTCACCCGACCATGCACAAGGGACAACGGTTCCCGAACCAGTGGTTGCCAGACCATGAAGCTTTAACTCCCGTCCATATTCCCCCCCAAACAAATATAGGTGGGGTGATAAGAGGGGGCTTACTAAGTAAAAACTAACACCGCCTGAGCGGTTATACGCGTAATTCCAACCAACTTGATGAGAACTAATGGCAATTCGGTTAGTTTTGGTTACTTTAAGTTCTACCCAGAAGGCGAACCCATCCGCACATATATGAACGTCTGGAATACCTCCACCGTAACGGTTCTCGATCCTAGTCGTGTTCCAATGTTTTGGAAGATTTTCCTTCAATCTGTTCCACAATAGGCTCTCTGGTTGCTGTGTCATTTACTTCCTTATATTCCGCATCTACGAACATCTGAGGATGATCTTTTCTTAAATCATTTAGACGTGTTTCAATCTCATCTCTACTCATGTTCTCAATAGCATGATAATGATTTGTTTCTCTTCTATCTATAGTTAAACCTCCCAGAGCAGATCGTATTCTTTCTGCGTTAATACTAGCAGAGAATTGACCCGCTTCTTCTGCAGACGAGGAGAGATCAGAAAAACGTTTTAGCTGACCTAAGAGAGTAACACCATATTTCTTTTCGCGTTCTTCTCTTAATTCTTTTATATATTCGGAAACATGAGGAAAGTTAGACGGATCTAATAACTTATGCGCTTGGATCTTACAGATACCATTAGTATCAGAGTAACCCGCTAATCTTGCGCATTGTGCATTAGAGTGAGTTCCATCAACATAATGTCTAGCAAACTCTTTCTGACGATTAGTGAGTTTACGATTATGTTGTTCCTCAATGTCTAATGCTTTTTTCTCTAGCTTTCTCATAGTCTTATATATACAGACTAAAACAATTAAAGCAAAACTAAAACTTACTTTTCTTTTCTCGCGTCGAACTATAAAGTGGTACGAAACAGCCTATTCTGGGACGAACTGTGACGAGTACTGTGACGAACTAATCCTTTGTCAATGCACCATGAACAACGATCACAGCAAAACTAAAACACAGCCGTTGCACTTTTACACTTTTACTCGCCCATATTTTCATTTTAAAACACAAAAATATATTTGACCCGTATATATAAGGCGCAACAAAATTCAAAGTAATACCATGTAGTACCATGTGATAAATAATAATGCTTGCATCGTTTATTATACTGTGATAATTTAAATTGTGCGTAAGGCACTAAACCTGAAGAGGATATACTTTAAAGAGAGGAACAGTAACTTGGAAGATTATATTAAACACACCATCTGGGGGGAAGCAGAAACAGCACTTCCCGTAGCACAAGGAATACACCTTGTAACAACAGCATCGCATGGCGGTTATGTTTTATCACACCATCGTATCAAAGTCCTTAAACAATTATTCCCATTAGCAACACCTTATAAAGGTGATGATAGATATTGGGAACAAGGTTGTGATTGGGTGTATGTGATCATGGCTTTTCCGCAATGCTTTAATGATGACCAAGTGCAGTTAGCAAAGAAGCAGTATCAAAATCAGAATTCTTTTTATGCTGACGATAATGTAAATAAACCAACTAAGGGGGAAGAATAATGAGTGGCATGAGTGACGTAGTAATAGAACATGAAGAGTTAGTGGGCGAAGCTTTAAGTCAAGGCTTAACAACTAAGGACGAAATTGTAGCTTACATGGTAGGTCGTCTAGCTTTTATAGACAAGAATTATGTAGCGGAATTATTAACAACATTAGATAGAGGAGAAATAGTATGAATAGCGCACAAATAGAAAAGTTAAAAGTAGAACTAATTAAATACAAAAATATAAGTGAAAAAAGAGCATTTGTAGATGGGTATTTAGCTAGTTTACAAAGTGAATTAGAAATTCAAAAGAGATGGAAGGAGGAATTAGTATGAGAAAAGTAAGTAAAGAAACATTAGCATTAGTCAATAAAGTAGAGAATATAAATCAAACCCTTACCGATGGAGGAGTAGCATGTTTGCGGTACTCGGAAGTTGAAGAGATGATGGAAGCATTGCAGGAAGTTATTGCATTGTTTGATCTAAAAAGACAAGGCGGTGCTTGTGACTATGGCGAGGACAAAGGTAAATACCAGTATAGACCGTGGTCAGATTACGTCGCACCAACAGATCCTAAAGCTTATGACCCAAGTAAAGTTGAGGAGGACGATGATGTCTAGAGATATAAACACAATACCAACCACAGATAGGCACATAGTTGGGTACACAATATTAGTAGAGTGGTCAGACAATCCTAAGTCTGTACCACTTACGGAGGATATGCCTTATGAAGTAGCTAATGCTAATGCTGAATGGTTCGCAGAAATAGAAGAAAAGGAGAATATATAATGGTAATTTACCAAGACCTTGCAGAAATCTATGAAGCATTAGTAGGAGCTGATGGCATGGATAGGTATACACATAAAGAACTACTTGAATACATACATCAATTAAAAACTATAGAGGAGAATGTAAAATGACTTGGAGCAAATCTATAGAACAGCAATCACCTGATTTATGTGTTGATTGCGGTGATGATACTAGCTTTGGGAGTGGTAAATTTATTAATAGAATACCATTTAATGACTCTTATTTATGCCCTGATTGTTTAGATGAAACAGAAAAAGAATTTGAAATAGAGAGAGATAAAGAAATAGCACAATTTAAGTTAGAAAAAGGATTAAAAAAATGATTATAGAAGTTAATAGCCCATTAAATAGACGTATAGATAATTTAATAAAAGCAAGAGATAAGGCGCAAGATGAAGACTTTAAACGCATATGGAATAATAAATTGCATGAGCTTTTAAGAAAAGAAAAGAATAATTTAAACTTACAATAAGGAAATATAATGGAATTAGAGAAAAAATTATACCCAGATGGCTCAATGCTTACTTTTCATGAGCCAACCCATAAATACCAATTTATTGCAGTAGACGGAACAGTTACACCAGTTAGAAGCGTTACAAGCCATTTTAGTGTACTTGGTAGTTTTAATATTGGTGCTATGTCGGCTCGCAAGGGAATGAGAGAGGTATTTATGGAGGAAATAGAACTTAATAAACTGTATTCATGGCAATATAAGAAAGACGTAGAAGCCTTTATAAAAGACATTAGTAAAAAATCCGCTGATGTATGGAAAAAAGCAGCAGAAAGAGGAACAGCAGTACATTTTACATTAGAGCAGTATTCTAAAGGTATTAAACCAGTATATGACACAGACGAAAGCATTGCTAAAATGCAGAGGGCAGGAATAGCATGGTTTGACGAAAATGTAGAATCGGTGCTGTCTAGTGAGCAATTAGTTTATAACCATGAACACAAATATTCTGGAAAATATGACCTAGAATGTATTTTAACTAAAAATAGAGGGCGAGTGCTATTAGATTGGAAAACTGGCTCTGTTGCCAATTATAAAAAGTACCCTGACATGTCAAATAAGCAAAATTTGCAAATCTTGGCATATCAAGAATGCATCCTACAAGGTGGTGGCAACCCTTTTCCTCGTATGGTGGTGATTATAGACCGAGATACTGGCGAAATAATGACCAGAACCTATGGAACAGAAACTTATACAAGAGATAAAAGTATTTTCTTGCAAATAATAAATTTAAATAATTATACCCATGACTTTGCGAAGGAATGGAAATAATAAACGAGTGAAGTTTAATTTTTTATGCGAATCGTTGTTCACTCCTTCGATTCACACCAAATTAGGAGTTTAAGATGCAGATAACAATATAAGAAATCACCCCACCGACACCAGCGAACCCTTCTCTAGGATATCCAGCAGGTAAAAATTATAAAATAACCAGTACAGACGCAAGAAAGTTTTTATGCAATCCAGATAAAAGACCTAGCGATTTAAATGTTGGCATGGTGGTTGAAATTGATACATGGGCAGATAAGTTTAATAATCTTTATATTAATAGGTTTACAGTTATTAATGAAGATAGTGTTCCACAAACTCCAGTACCAATGACACCGCCACCAACACCACAACCAACAGCACCACAACAACCACAAACTAGCCAACAAGCACCAATAGCTGAAGCAGGTGGGCATGATGTTGCGGAATTAGTGGGGAGAGATTGGAGTATTATCTTGCAAGCATGTGTTAATAGGTTTGTTGCTTGGACTCCAGACCAAAAACTCCAATGGTTTTTAATAAACTATAGTAGAGGTTCTACTGGAGCATTTAAACACTTACAACAAACAGAAGATTTAGACAACACAGCTATTAGTGGAGAGCCTTATGAAGACAAAATACCCTTCTAGCTCTAATTTTAAGACTGGTAAATCTTACAAGTCTAAATCTAAGAGGTATGTCAATAAGAAACACTTGGTATGGGTTTCAGAGCTAAGTTGTATTTTGGAGGAGTTTAATAAAGGTCGGTGTGCTGATGAAATTCAAGTACACCACCTTTTAAAACCTTTCTACAGTCTTACGAGGCATGTCATTAAGAACTGGAGATAAAGACGTAGTACCTTTATGTGCAAATTGTCATAAAGACTTACATATGCATGGTAATGAACTTAAATTTTTTAATGAAATTGCCAATAATCAAAATCTAGGGCAGGAAAAATGCCAAGAATTATATAGGGAAAGTCCACATGAAGAAGAAAATTAAAATAAAAGAATGCAAAAAGTGCAAGACGAAGGATATGTCTTATATGACCAGAATTTATTGTTGGTATTGTAAGGCTAGTTATGGGGAGGAATCATGAAACCTTCTTCAGCAAAGCACAAAGGTCGTAAATTCCAGCAACAAATAAGGGATTTATTAATTACTACACTAGGCATACATGAGGAAGACATAGAAAGTCGTTCTATGGGTGCAGGTGGAGAGGACTTAATAATGGCAAGAGCTGCCAGAGAGAAATTTCCATTATCTATTGAGTGTAAGAACCAAGAATCGTTAAATGTTTGGAAATCTTACAAGCAAGC